GCAACCCGGTGATCCCGAATATGAAAAGCTAAAGCGTTCCTTAGAGGAGTTTGGTTACGTCGAGCCACTTGTCTGGAATGAGCGTTCTGGAAACCTCGTTGGTGGGCATCAGCGGTTCAAAATCCTCACTAACGAACAGCGTGCTGCAGAGGTTGAGGTCTCAGTCGTTAATCTAGATGACGTTCGAGAAAAAGCACTCAATCTGGCACTGAACAAAATCAGTGGGGCATGGGATGAAGAAAAGCTGGCCCAGGTACTGGCTGACCTGCAGGATAGTGACCTGGACATCTCACTTTCTGGTTTTGACGATGAGGAAGTCACGGAATTGATTAGTGAGTACATGGACATTCAAGTGGATGAACAAGTCATTGACGATGATTTCGACGTGCAGCAGGCGTTGAATGAGATACATGAGCCTGAGACCAAACAGGGAGATATCTGGCGCCTGGGGAAGCATCTGCTGATGTGTGGTGATTCAACCAGTCAGCAGGACGTGCAGTTGCTCATGGGTGAGTATAAGGCTTCACTGGTTGTCACTGACCCTCCGTATAACGTGGCATTCAAAAGCGATTCTGCGGAACTGGCTGCTGATGGCAGAGAAAGCATTATGAACGATGACATGCCCAAGGAGCAATTCGAGGAGTTTCTGGGGCATGTATTCCGTAACTATTCAGCTTACATGGATAGTAACGCAGCTATTTATGTTTTCCATCCTTCCAGCTATCAACGTGAGTTTGAAACCAAGATGAACGAAGCAGGCATTGTTGTCCGAACTCAGTGCATTTGGGTAAAGAATGCGGCTACCTTCGGGTTTGCTCAATACAAATTCAAGCACGAGCCTGTTTTTTATGCGCATTTGAAAGGGCAAGCCCCTGCATGGTATGGTGATCGAAAGCAAACAACTGTCTGGCGATCAGGGCTTCCTGGCGAGGAGCAAGTGCCCGAAACAGTTTGGGAGGTCTCTCGTGGTGACATCAGCAAGTATGTTCACCCAACTCAGAAACCTCTTCAGCTGCTGGCGATTCCGATCGGTAACAGTAGCCAGAAAGACGACATCGTTGTGGATCTATTCGGAGGCAGTGGCTCCACGCTCATGACCTGCGAACAGATGGGACGTAGCTGTAGAACCATGGAACTTGATCCGAAATTCTGCGATGTCATCAAAAAACGATTCTACGAGACGACAGGGATAGAACCAATATTGGTCAGCCGTCAGCAAGAAGCAGCTTAAAAAAGCAAAAGGAGGACGCGTGAACGTCCTCCTAAGCACCCAGGTCACCCCCGGTTGAGATAGCGAAACCTGCGGCCGCAGTAATTGTCATCACTCGCTATCTCGTTTTCCATTTTACAGGAAAGCCGAGGGTGTCACAATGAAAAAAGCAAACGAATGTTCTGTTTTGGACGAGTTAGATTTAATAGATAGCCACATTGATTCGAAAACAAAGTATCGAAGAATTGTACAGGCAGCTATCGCTCAATGGGTCAAGGATTACCAGAATGGTACGATACAGGTTAACACTGTCAATGATCTACGAATCTTAATCAATATGGACGCTGAGCTGCAGCGTGGTATTCTTACCAGCAACAAGATGAAGAGCAATCGAAAGAGGAAGTAGGATGAAGCAGACCAAACCATTTTATAAAAGTGCAGCCTGGCAGAAATGTCGGGCTGCTGTTCTATTGAGAGATCACTACTTATGCCAGCCATGTTTGAAGAAGGATCGCATTGTCTCGGCTGACTTGGTGCATCACATCAAACACCTCGAAGACGAACCTGATCTTGCTTTGGATCCTGCAAATCTGGAGAGTGTGTGCAACTCCTGCCACAATAAGCTTCACCCTGAGAAGGGGAGTGGCAAGAAGGAAGAAGCAACGAGGTCTGGTCTGCGGGTGATCAAAGCAACAGCAAACGAGGAGGTCTGGTGATTTTGAAATGTCCACTATGCTTGTTTGACATTGAAGTCCTGGCAAAAGGAACAGCACATGATCACATTAAACTGCATTGCTACTGCGGTAAATGCAATGCGGTCATTGAAATCGATTCTCCAGAGTCCAGCGTTCCAGTAGATAGCCCCCCTACCCTCGAAGTTAGGAAGAGGATCTAAGGGGACCGGCGGGGGACCTTCGTTTTCACCAAAAACAAATTTTCCATGTGAGGGGGGGTATCATGTATAAGCCCAAAAAGATCATCAAGAATCCCGAAGCAAAGAAAATGTTCAAGGTCGTTTCTGGCGAATTGGAGAAAGAGGGCAAGCTCAACGACAATACGATCATGATCGTGGATAACATGGTGCTGCTCGAGCAATTGAAGCAACAGCATTTTGCAGACATAAAAGAGCGCGGTGTGGTTGAGCTGTTCATCAATGGCTCTCAAGAAATGTTCCGAGAAAATAAGTCAGTAGACAAAATCCTGAAAATCGTGGAGCAGCAAAGAAAGCTGCAGGCGGAACTGAAATTGACGCCAGCCTCCGACAAGAAGGTAACCGGGGCGGTGAGCGATAATGGTGACGACTTCGAGGAGTTCTAGTCTACAGACAACTCAGTACGCCATTGGTGTTACTTCTCACCTGATCATCGCCTCCAAAAAGGTGTATCAAGCCTGCCAACGGCATTTGAACGACCTGGAGAGACAAGGAACAAAGGGTTTTCCTTACGTTTTTGATGAAGAGAAGGGATTTCGTCCCGTTCAATTTATCGAGAAATTCTGTCGACCGTCTCAAGGTGATTTCAAGTTGCTCATTCTCCAGCCATGGCAGCATTTCATCGTGGGATCACTTTATGGGTGGGTTCACAAGGATACCGGTCAGCGCCGTTTCCGCGAATGCTTGATTTTCGTCGGCAGGAAGAACGGAAAAACCACTTTAGTATCAGGGCTGTCCCTCTATGGAGCATCGAAAGATGGAGAAAACGGGGCGCGAGTTTACCAGCTGGCGAACTCCATGAAGCAGGCAAGGCTGATCTTCGATGAGTGCAAGAGCATGGTGAACAAATCGAAGTTGCTGAATAAGCACTTCCGGCCACTGCTCCACGCGATTCATTTCGATAAGACATTTTCAAAGATTGAGCCGCAAGCGTCCGACAGCGAAAGGCTAGACGGATTGAATTGCCACTTGGGGATCTTCGATGAAATCCATGAATACAAGGATTACAAGCTGATCAATGTCATCAAAAACAGTCGATCTGCTCGGAAGCAGCCTTTGCTCATCTATATCACCACAGCTGGTTACCAGTTGGATGGGCCACTCGTTGAATACTATGAGAAGGCAGCCAATGTTCTGGAGGGATCGAACCATGATGAGCGTTCATTCTACTACATCGCAGAGTTGGATGAAGAGGACGATCTGGATGATCATAGAAACTGGATAAAGGCAAATCCCAATCTTGGCGTCTCCATAGATTTGGAGGAAATGATTGGAGACTGGGAAACTGCCAAACAGATTCCTAAAGAGAGAAGCGATTTCATCACCAAACGGTTCAATATCTTCGTAAAATCTGGTGAAGAATCGTTTCTTAGTTATGAGGTAATCAAGCGGAACAACAAAGAAATCGACATTACACAACTGTATGATGAATCCTGTATTGGTGGATTCGACTTGTCGGATTCAGAAGACTTTACCAGCGCCTGCTTGGAATTTCCGATTACGGAGACTGGCGAGGTTTTTGTCCTTTCTCACTCCTGGATCCCGGAAGCCAAGGTGTTCATGGACAACGAGAAAATCCCCTATCGGGAATATGAAGAAATGGGACTGCTGACAATTATCAAGGGTGACTACGTCAAAAAAGAGTACATCTATGACTGGTTTGTGGAGCAGTCTAAACGATTCAACATTGAATTGATCACCTATGACCCAGCGAAAGCATTCGGCTTAGTAGAATCTCTGACTGCATATGGCTTCGCAACAGAGTTGGTGAGGCAGGGACACCTCACGCTTGGGCCGGCAATGGATGATGCCAAGGAGCGATTCTTGGACGGCAAGGTGATCTTTAATAATAACCGGCTCTTCCGTTGGTATTTAAACAATGTGAAGCTGGTTGATGATAGAAATCGGAATAAAATGCCTACGAAACAAGGTCGCTACCGTAAAATTGACGGGTTTGCGAACAAAAAAAACC